GTCCGAATCCGTAAAATCCTAGTCCTGGCAGAAATTTGAAGTGGACGAAGTATTGGATTCTAGTTTTCTTCGGATCATTGGGCGCAAAGTTTCGCTTAATAGCGAGAACTTTTCTTGTACCTTCCTCTATTGTAACAATATAAGGAAGTTTTATTCCAGTCGGTTCATTGTTTCCATCAACCTCCTCGAATCCTTCTAGATCTAAATTAACGTGGCACTCTAACAAAGTATAGATAGGTTGTTGTCTACCTGTAGCTTTTGTTCCTTCTAGCTCACGTTCCTTTTTTTCTAATTCATTTGAAGTCACCATTCCTGGTGGGCCTAATTCTACATCACGATAAAACCCAGAAACTTGTTGCTTTCGCAACTCGTTTTCTGGAATTTTAATCACATGAATAATAGCTTCCGCATCGTCTAATGAGGTAGCTGTATACGGAACTACTAATTCATCTGCAGGGACGAACTTAGAAACCGCTCTTCCCATAGTTAGATCATAATAAACTTTTTTAAATGTTGATCCTGCTAATGGTAAATGAAACAACATCGAATCAAATTCTGGTTCGTATTCTTTCATCTTGTCCATAACAAGATAGTTCATATAATCTTTTACTCTTTGTGCTTGTAAATCGTTTGCTGGAGTTTGAACACCAATAACTTGAGTTCTAACCGGTCCATCTGCTGGTAATAATTCTTTGTACGCTTGTGCTTGGAATTGCGTAACTGCTTCAGCTAGTACAGGGTGAGTTGCACCACTAGCTCCTTGAAATGGTTCTGTTCTTTGTTCGTATTTAAATCCTAAAAGATCTAAACCATCTCTATAAGTTTTCTCCCACTCTTTTCTAGAAGATTTATAATCTTGGTAATTACCAGCTTGCTCGTTTCCAATTGGTTCTAAAACATCTTCTGGTAAAATATCTGCTAGGTTATCAAAATGATTTTCTGTTCCAGGAATGTTAATTGCACCTGGTTCAAAATCAATTGTTGCTCCACCATCTTCTTCAGGTGTAACTTCTACTGGTTGTTTTTCTGTAACTTCCTCTTGTACCGAAACATCAGCTATTTCTTCTTCACCAGGAAGTTTAAACTGTGTTCGTGTATTAGGGAGTCCTTTATCTATATCTGCCATTTATACTCCTATGTATTTGTAACATAATATTTAAGATTTTCCAAGCCTTCTGGTTGTGGCCCAGATTCAGGTGGAATTGCTCCTGGTCTTCTTATTCCAGCTATTCCTCCGCCTGCTGCCATAAAATCTTCTTCACCTGCTATATTTCTTTTTTCTTCCCGTTCCGCATCTTGACGTGCTATTGCTTTTCTAGCCTCAGTGCCTTCTGTCATAGCTTTATCAAATAATTCTTGATCATAAAACTGTCCACCTTCTAAATGAGGACTTGGTCTTAAAAAAGGTTGCATGTTTCTTACGTACTCAGCAAATTTATCGTCATAAACTTTTTGTCTAGCATCTTCTGCTTTTTGACGATATCCCACTCTTCCATAACCAGGATTAACTTTTTGTTTTTCCATTCTTTCCATTTCCTCACTAATTCTTAAAGCTTCTTCACCTTGAACAGCAGCCGAACCTTCTGGAAGCGCTGCTTCAAATTCTTCCTGTTCTGATTGACCGAGTATTGGACCAAAACCATAATCAGTTGCATTTCCTAAAATTCTTTTCCAAGATTTACCAGCTGCATAATCACCCACTGCAAACGGAACCATAAAACCTGCTTCAGCTAACAAACCATAACCGGTCCACTTACCAACATTTCCTAAAGCTCTAATACTTTTTGTAAACTTACCTAACTTGTTAATTGCTTTAGCACTTCCTTTTCCAGCGGCAGCTTCGTCAACAATTTGATTAAAACCTTTTTGATAATCAGCAATTGAAGTACATTGACCTCCTTCACCTTTAATACATGGAATACCAGCATCTTTAAAAAATTTTAACACACCTTTAGAAACTTCAGGAACATTAAATTTATATCTCTCCATTCCAGCTGCTTTTAATAAATTTGGATCTATATTTTTTATATTTTTTGCAATTCTATTTTGATTTTCTAAACTAGATAAAATTTGGCTCTTTAAATCTCCAGTGATAAATTTAAACTTCATTGGATCAGTTACTTGCTTACCAACTTTTGTCATCGGTAATTCTATTTGTTTTGCAATTTTTTCAATTGCTTTCTGAGCTGTAACATTTTTATTTTTAATAGCGTTTCCATATACTTTGTCAAATTGTGCTTTTAAGCCCATATTTAATTCTTGGGTAATTGGAGAAACATTTATTTTTTGTAATCTAGCATCACTTCCTAATTGACCTATAACTTTCATAGAAAGAGGGTGATCTAGGTTTAATATTAAACCTTCAGGTAAAGCATCTTTTAATTTATAGTATTCATTTATTCTACTTTTAAATAATTTATATAGTTCAGGATTTTTATATTTATTAGTTGCTTTAAACCCTATTGTTTTATCTAACAGATCATTAATAGTTCTTCTCTCTATTTTATCTATTCCTTCAATTTTATTCATTGAAGTTAATAAATTTTTTAAAGGAGTTTTTTTATCTGGAAGATATCTTACAAAATTTGTTTCTTCTCTTCCCAATAAACCAGTATTTTTATATATATCTTTATAAACAGAGTTAATTAAGTTGTTGGTGTTTGTTTGAGAAAGTTTTAGTTGTTTAGCAACAGTTTTTAAATCTAATTTATCGGATGACTTTAATATTTCTAAAAATTTCTTTTTATTAGGGTCTACAGCCGCTAATGCCTTTTCTGTATCAACAATAGCTTTAACTTCTTTTATTTTTGCTACTCTTCCTTCATGTAAAGATAAAATTTCATTAGCATCTCTTCCTAAGATTTTAGAAAGTTTTTTCATGGCATCAGATCCTTTTCCTCCTTCAATAGCTGGAGTCCAAAGCTTCTGTATATATTTTGGAGGAATTTTTCCTCCTCTTAGTCTAAGATTAGATTTCAAAGCAGTAAGATCCCCTGATTCTACAATCTCGTCGACTAAGTTTTTAAATTTAACATCTCTTGTTACTGTCCTTTGTGAACCAGACTTTTCAATCCCTGTTCTATAAGATTTTTGTGCAACAAGATCTCTTTTCGTTATTAAATCCCTTATTTCTTTTTTAGTTCCGTATTTAGTTCCTTTATACTTTTCAGCTAACTTTGTATTTGTAGGGAACTTAACTTTGTAACTACCTGTTTTAGGTCCCTCTGTAACTAATTGACCATCATAAAACCCGATCCGTCCACCATCAGCAAAGCTCTCTACATCGTCTTCGTAGAGATATAATATTTCATCAACTCTATCCATTATTCCCCTAACATTCGGGCTATGCCGCCTGATGCTTTACCAAAATCTGTTATGTTATCCTCAAACATAGTTCCTTCTTCTACAACCTCATCCGGTACACCATCTTCAACATCTTTCATCTTACCATCTTGGTCCGGTCTTGCAGTATACTCTTCATACTCTTCTACTTTTGTAGATCCTTTCTTACCTTTACCTTTTAATGGAACTTCATCTACAGAGTAACTCATATAAACTTCTTCATAACCTGGAGCATCCATATCTCCTTTTTTTGTAATAGATATATTGCCTGCAAAATCTTCTTCCATTGTGTAATCTTTATATTTTTTAGCAATTGTTTTATCTTGAGTTGGCAATGTATCATCACCCAGTGTTTTAATTTTATTAACTAGGTTAAAAAAATATGGAGGAGGTGTAGATGTTGATTGTTGCACAACTTCTTTTGCAACTTGTTTACCACCACCTTTACCTAACAAACTTACTAATCCACTTTTAGCTGCAACACCTGTTGCGCCTAACGCTGCCATCAATTTTAAAAATGCTCTACGGCCCATGCCACCAGCTGCAAATCCTGCTCTGCCGCCTTTAGCAAATAAACCTGGTAATAAATTCATAAGTTCCATAATTCCATCATGACCTAATTCTGCTCCCAATAGTTTTGGGTTTTCTAAAATAGCTTGTGTAGTAGATCCTTTATATCTTTTACCTAGTGATCTAAGTCCGTCCATTAAATAACTTCCAGATTTAAATCCTGCTCTACCGCCTGATGCCATTTCATCAGGATCAAAACTTTCTATAAGTTGTTTCTCTTTAATATTTTCAACTGCTTGTTTATTTCCTTTACCTAATCTTTCAGCAATCTCTGCTTCTGTTTCAACTACTTCTTCACCACCCATAATCTTTGCTCCAGGTTTAATTTTTCTACCTTTCATATCCATAACAGTTGCTAAATTTTTCTGTGCTTCTGCTTTAGATCTTGCAATCATGGCTTCTTCTTTTTTAATTCCGTTTAAAATAGATTGAAGCATTCCTTCTGAAGTAATAGTTTCTGGATTAACTCCTTTTTTTAATAGAGTGTCCGTGATTATTGATTCTTGGATCATTCTATGTTGACTACCTGGAATGCTCGTGATCCCTGAACCACGGTCCTTGGACAAGAGTTTCAAAACAAATTTTCTAATAATCGGTGTCATTAATTAGGTCTATATTTCTTTTTATATTTTTTTAATGGATCAGGTCCAGTGCCAAACTTTTTCGCATGTAATATTTTAGCTCTGTCTCTCCAACTATGGACACCTTTAACAGCTTTTCTATCTGAGCCTGGTGCTCCTCTAAATCTCTGTCTTATATTAGGCATGGATCTATAAACTTGGCTCATGGGAGCTTTTGATATTTTATTTTCTTTTTTCTGCCACGCACTCATTAAAGCTGCACTATCTTCTTTAGTTTCAAATCCATCTTGTTTTTTAATTTTTGCTCTTACAGGGGCAATTGTTCTTTCGTATTCATCAATAGCAGGTTTATTAGTTGCTTCTAAAGCTTTTTTATGTTTACCAAATTCTTTTTGAAATGCGTCTGTATCTTTTTTAGAAATAGCTTTTAATTTTTTAGCAGCTTTTTTCTTAGCGCCTTTGATGATGGCTCCCATACCTTTAGTTATAATGGTCATTAATAATATTCCTTCCGAAGTCTACGCTTCGTGTTGTCTGTTACATAATCTTCAGGGTGTTTAAGTAATCCACCTTGTCTGAATCGCATAACAGCCTGTGTCATTGAGTCGACATAGTCGTCATGATCTCCAAAAGGGAATGCGGCGCATTCTTCAATGACTTCTTCCGCAAATTTCTGCTCTGGAGCCCAGATTATACCACTTTCAAACAAAGGTGCAACAGCATTTACACGAGCATGTTTATCATTTCCTTTTGATGGTGTAAAATTAACAACTGGAATGTCCATTTGTCTAAGTTCGTAAGTTAATGGCAGTCCTGAAGCTTTTGCTTCAACAATTACTGTTTCAGGATTCCAATATTTGTATTGTTCAAGCGCTAAACGTCTTAATTCTGGAAATTCATACCTTCCTTTAATTGCATCAAGTAAAAGTAAGTTAGCAGGTGAGTCTTCATTTGGATAAAACACTCCCCAAGTCGTAATTGCGGAGTAATCGGCAGTTTCTTTTTTTAAAAATGCAGTATCATAACTTTGTATGACGTGATGTAAGTTTGGAATGTCGTCAGAATTGTATTTTCCCCACCATTCACGTTTAATTATTGCTCCTTCTTCAGAAGTTGGCTGTTGCATCCACTGTGCATTCCATTTTCCAACTGGAAGTGTTGCTTTTACTTTCTCAAGCTCGTCTAATTTCCAATATTCTGGCCAAACTGGTTCTGTGTGAGTTCCGTGGTCCATGATCGCTGGAAATTCGACCACGTCCCATTGATCACCTTTAACTTCTTTTTGATTTTGAAGCAATTTTCCGGTCAAATCTTTAGTACTCCAACGAGTCATTACTAAAACAATTTTTGCGCCGGGTTGTAAACGTTGTCTTGGACCTGATGTATACCACTCATACGCATTTTCCATTGCATTAGGAGACAATGCGTCTTGCTCCGAGTGTGGATCATCAATTATTAATAGGTCAGCACCCCGTCCGGTGATGGCACCGCCGACACCTGCTGCAAAATATTCCCCGCCTTGTGCTGTTTCCCACCTACCAGCGGCTTTACTATCTTCTTGTAGTGTAGTTTTAAAAATTTTTGCATACTCTTCAGAGTCAATTAAGTTCTTAGCCTTACGACCAAACCTAATTGCAAGTTCTCCAGTGTGCGTTGCTTGAATTATTTTTAATTTTGGATGCCGGCCCACCATCCACGCTGGTAACAGATAAGAAGCAAACTCTGATTTCGTATGACGTGGAGGCATATTGACAATCAGACGGGTAATTTCCCCTGTTGCAAGCTTATTAAATTTTTCTGCTATGTGTCTGTGATGCGCGCCTTCAACAAATTCTGGCCACACACATTTAACAAAGCTTAAGAAATCATCTTGAGCTTTATTTTGTATTTTTTTCTCTGCATGCATTACCTGTAATTGCAAAAACTTCTTTCTAACGTCAGCAGGCAGTTTGCTTATATCTACTTTTTCTAAATTCATAAAAAATTTTATAAAATTTTTTGCACCCTTATAAGATGTTCAAAACGTTTTTACCAGCTTTGACAGTCTAAATCAAGCAATACAACCTAGAGTAGTGGGACCCCTTTTTTAAAAAGGGGGATCGCTTTCCGCGTTCCGTGATTATTTAAGATTGATGAGGGACCCCTCGGGGTGTGAGCCAAGGCGCGTTAGCGCCTTGGCAATGGGACTAGTCTAACAGAACCATATATTCTTTAGTAAAATGTTTAGTGAACCAATCAAGACCTTGTCTAACTGTTTTATAATCACCTAACATTTCAGAGCCTATGATTACATCATAGACAGCAATAGCAAATGCTGGCAAAGTACACGACTCACCACCAAATCTATTTCTTACTGTGTCTTGTTCCGTGTTCAATGACTCTTTAGCTACTAAGAATGGCAGAGTATATCTCTTGCCATTGTATTCTACTGATTGTTTTACTTTCATATTTTGCATTAGTTAAGTTTCCTTTCTCTCGCTTTCATGTGTTGTTTAAATGAGTCTGTATCTCTCATTTGTTCCATGAGCCATGGTAACATTAACATAGCCATAACAAAAGACATTTTTTTATCTCCTAACTCTTTATAAAGAAAATCGCATCTGCCTTTGCCCTCGTCGTCATCTTTAGCATTATGTATCCATAATGATGCATGAATAATTTCTGGTGTAAGATGTTCTGGAAAAGCTATTTCTCCATTTGTCCAATCTCTACCAAATGCTTTTTGTTTTTGTTTTTTCATATTATACCTTTCTGTTATGGGATAATCCTATCATTATCATTGTCATTGTCAACCCTTATTTTTCTAATAGTTTTATAAGAATGATAGCCATGATTTTCTGTTGCTTTCTCATAGCCCTCACTTATTCTTCTATGTGTAATAAATGGAACAGGAATACCTCTTTCAATATTCTGCATGTTTTCATTCAGCCATTGCAGTTTGCATGTTTGACTACAAAAATATTTATCTGACTCGCAATAATATCTAGTTTCATCTATTTTAGCATATGCATATCTTCCACGAATTATGCCTTTAGATTTTAGAAACCTATCTGATGTTGGGTTTGTATGACAATTAGTACCTTGGCAAAAATGTTTATTGGGCATTAGTACCTAACTTTCCAAGAACCTTTTGCAGTTCTATATCCGTCTGCGTCCATGTCAAAATATGTCATTAATTTTGCACCCGCTTTTGATGTCCAATATCTGCATTGGTCTGTCCATTTACCATTTCTAGTTATGTGCTTTTTATCTTTGTTAGAATAATAAGTTATTCTAAATGTTGTGTTGTTTTCCATTTTATATCTTTCTGTTAATTAGGGTTATCCTATCATAAGTAGGATAACCCTGTCAATAGCTTAATTTAAGTTATTTTGCTTTTCGTATTCCTTTCTGATTGCTATTTTTTGTTCTCTTGTCATGGTAGTATTTTTCATTCCTTTAATCATACTAGCCAAGTTCACAGGATTATAGAT